GAAATGGTGTAGGAATAGTAGATGGTATTGGAGTTGTTTCAAACACAAGTGGTTTAACTGTTACGTTATTTATAGAAAAATAAGAGGCTAGCATGACTACCTCATCCGGAACTACAGTTTTTGAAAAAACACTTTTCATTGATGATATCATAGAAGAGTCTTACGAAAGAATTGGTCTTATCAATAATACTGGTAACCAGATGAAAGCAGCTCGTCGCTCGCTTAACATTCTATTTCAAGAATGGGCAAATAGAGGTTTACATTATTGGGAAGTTGCCAATAATTCAATTTCTTTAGTGGAGAATCAATCTGTTTATACTTTGTATAGATCATCAGGAGATGGAACATCTGATGGTGTATTTACTATTTTAAATGGTGCAATTACTTCATCAAGTTCAACAATTACTGTAGATTCGGTATCTCAGCTTCCAGAAACTGGAACTTTGTTAATAGATTCAGAACAAATCACTTATACAACTCTTAACAGTTCAGCAAATACCATTACAGGTCTTACAAGAGGTGCAAATAGTACAACTGCTGCAGCTCACGCAGATGATGCAGAAGTTTATGATTATAATTCTATTGTTTATGGAACGGGAGATATTTTAGAAGCAGTTTATAGAGATACGAATCAGTCTCCAGTGGTTGATTTTCCGCTTACAAAAATAGATAGATCTGCTTACAGTGGATTATCTTCTAAATTTTCAACAGGAACACCTACACAATATTTTGTACAAAGATTTATAGATAAAATTACTATTACTTTATTTTTAACACCAGGTGCAGATGAAGTTAACAATGTTATAAACTATTATTATGAAAAAAGAATTCAAGATGTAGGCGCTTATACAAATATTACAAACGTTCCTTATCGATTTGTTCCGTGCATGTGCGCGGGACTGACTTATTATTTAGCACAAAAATTTGCACCACAAAGAGTGCAAGATACAAGATTATTATATGAAGATGAATTAAAAAGAGCCTTAGATCAAGATGGTTCTTCAACTAGTTCATTTATAACACCTAAAATTTACTATCCAGGAGCATAATGGCAAAATCAGCTAGAGGTAAATATGCTTACATGATCTCTGACCGATCGGGTCAAAGATTTCCATATGAAGAAATGGTACAAGAATGGAATGGTTCATGGGTGCATACTTCTGAATATGAAGCAAAACAACCTCAATTAGATCCAACTCCAACAACAGCTGATCCACAAGGTTTACAATACGCTCACCCAGATCGAGTAGAGCCTCCTGTATTAATTTTATTAACTCCAGATCCGTTCGAGACAATTATCTATTCAAGTGATACTTATGTGAATGTATTCTCACAAAATCACGGAAGATCAACTGGTAACATTGTAAGATTTAGAGGACCAACGGATGACACTGGTTTTACAGATGTACCTTCTTTTGATGGTGTAACAGATATTTCAGATACAGATGGTTTTACAATTACAATTGGAAAAATAGATTCTTCTGGTAATATAAGTGATACAACAAACTACTTTCATTTTGAAAGTACTGATACGGCAACTACGGGAGGAGTAACGGGAGGTGGTGCTGAATGCACTGCAGGCCCAGTAACTTTACAAGCTTAATATGACATACGCAGAACTCGTTCAAAAAATTAGAGATTATACAGAGGTAGATTCAAATGTATTTACATCAACGATTGTAAATGGATTTATATTAGATGCTGAATTTAGAATTTTAAGAGATGTAGATTCTGATAATAATAGAGAAGAAGCAACAGCAACTATTGTTGCAGGTCAAAAATTTGTAAATACACCCTTTCCAAATACTGGAGGAGTTTTAATAGTACAAGAAGCTTATATCATTCCTAATGCCGTATACACAGATGATATTGCTATATTAGAATATAGAGATCTTGGCTTTATTAATGAATATAATGCCTCTTTAACTCAAGCTTTACCTAAATATTTTAGTTATTATGACGATGATACACTAATTTTAGCCCCTATTCCAAATCTTAATTATCTAATGCAATTAAATTATATCTTGAAACCGGCTGGATTATCGAGTAGTAATACAACAACATATTTAAGCTTGCAATTTCCCACTGGCTTATTGTATGCATGCCTTGTTGAGGCGTACGGTTTTTTAAAGGGTCCTGCAGACATGATACAATTTTATGAACAAAAGTATCAAACTGCGTTACAAGGATTCTCTATTGAACAAATGGGAAGAAGAAGACGAGATGAATTCCAAGAGGGTTCACCTCAGATTCAAAAACAAGGATAATAATTAGGAGATAAATATGGCGTTTACAGGAAATGCAATTGCAAATAGTTTTAAACAACAATTACTACAAGGTGGACATAATTTTACCGCTGTAACTGGTAATGTTTTTAAACTTGCTCTATACACTTCTGCAGCATCTTTCACTTCAGCAACAACTGTTTACACTTCAACAAATGAAGTTGCAAACACTGGTCAATATACAACAGGTGGTGGAACTTTAGTAAATGTATCACCTCTAGTTTCTTCAGGTGTTGCATTTATAGATTTTGCAGATTTATCTTTTACAGGGGTTACTTTAACTGCAGCAGGATGTTTAATTTATAATACATCAAATGCGAATGCAGTAGTTGCCGTATTAGATTTTGGTGGAGATAAAACTGCAACAGCTGGAACATTCACAATTCAATTCCCGGCAGATACAACATCAGCGGCTATTTTAAGAATCTCCGGATAACAGGAGCTTAACTTATGGCGAATGGTTGGGGCCTAGGTGCTTGGAACATAGGCGAATGGGGAACAGGCGCTGAAAATATTACTGTTGAAGTAATTAATCCTACTGACACAGCTTGGGGTAAAGATTCTTGGAATGAAGGAACCTTTGGCGGTGTAAATAATCTTAGTATTAATTTAGAAAGTGTTTCTATTGCAATTGGTATTGATATTGCAGTAACGGGACAATTATTAACTGCTACTTTAAATTCAGTTACACCTTTAGCTAATGCAAATATAGATGTTACCGGAACACTTTTAACAACCACTTTAGGAAACTTAGATCCAGCACCCGATGTTGCTCTTGTAGGTCAAGAATTAACAGCTGCTATAAATTCAGTTACACCATTAGCTAATGCTAATATAGATGTAGCAGGGCAGACATTAACTTTAGATTTAAATAGTGTAACAATTGAAATCATATTGGATCCTGTTGATGTAACAGGACAATTATTAACAGCTAATTTAAATTCAGTTGAAATTTTATTAAATACTCCAGTTGATGTAATTGGCCAATTATTAACAGCCGCTGTAAGTTCAGTTACACCTTTAGCGGATGCTAATGTAGATATAATAGGTCAACAATTAACAACTGCTTTATCAAGCGTAGATCCTTCACCAGATGCTATAGTTGTAGGGGTTGGAATGACTGCAGAATTAGCTGTGGGAACCGTAATTATAGCAACAGCTAGTGTAAATATAACAGGACAGTTGATAACTGCAGTATTAAATAGTGTAACTCCAGTAGCTAATGCTAATGTAGATATAACAGGTAATATATTGACTACTTCGGTAAATAGCATTAATATACAAAATTGGACAACTGTTAATACCGGAACAATTGTGACTTGGACGGAAATTAACACAGCGGCTTAACATAAAATAGGATTAAATATGGCATCAAGTTATTCTACAGATCTTAAACTAGAGCTCATGGTCACTGGCGAAAAAGCCGGTCAATGGGGAGATATCACAAATACAAATTTAAATTTATTACAACAAGCAATTGCAGGTTTTCAAGAAGTGTCAATTGCAGGTGGAGCACAAACTACAACTCTTGTAATGACAGATGCTGCAATTTCTAATGCTAGAAATGCAGTTATTAAATTAACCGGTACTATTACAGGAAATCAAATTGTAACTGTTCCGACAGGAATTGAAAAAACATATATAGTTGAAAATGGTACAACAGGTGCTTTTACAGTTCAATTTATACAAGCAGGTGGAACAGGCGCTACTTTTTCAACAACAGATAAAGGTATTAAAATTTTATACGCTAATGCAACTAATATTATAGATGTTAATTCAAAGCTAAATACCATTAGTTTATTTACATTACCAACGGCAGATGGTTCTTCAGGTCAAGTTATTCAAACAAATGGCTCTGGAGCTTTGTCATTTGTAACCCCTGTCACAACAGGAAAAGCTATTGCAATGGCAATAGTTTTCGGATAATAATAATAACGAACGGAGTAAATAAATATGGCAAACCCAAATATAGTAAACGTAACCGATATTAGAGGTAAAACAGATACCTTTGCACTTACTACCACTCTTACAACTTTAGTAACTTGTGCAGCAAATCATGTATATAAAATAAATTCAATTATAGTTACAAACATAGACGGAACAAACGCAGCAGATGTTACAATAAATTATAATGATGGATCAAACACAAGAGCAATTGGAAGTACAATTTCAGTTCCTGCTGATGCTGCATTAAACTTAATTGATAAAAATTCAGGATTTTACTTAGAAGAAAACGAAATAATCTCTGGACTTGCAAGTGCAAACAGCGATCTAGTTTGTTTGATCTCGTACGAAGATATAAGTTAACAGGAGGTCCAAGCTATGGCAAATGGCGGAATTATCGGACCGGTTAATGATCCAATTGTATCAGTAGCGTCAAGCCCTGGTACAGCAACTTTCAATTCATCAGGAACTTACACATCAGGACCACAAGCTAGATTTGTAGATTATTTAGTTGTTGCTGGTGGAGGCGGAGGAGCAGCCATGAATCCAACTGCTGGAGGAGGTGGAGGAGGTGGAGCTGGTGGTTTTAGAACCGAAACATGTTTTTCAGTTACTGTTGCAACAGCATATCCAATAACAATTGGAGCAGGGGGAGCTGCAGGAACTATTCCTGGTTGTGCACCTACAAGACAAGGTGTTTCAGGATCAAGTTCAATATTTTCAACAATTACAAGTGCAGGTGGAGGAGGGGGATCAACAAATAATAACACAGCTGGTTCTGGTGGATCAGGAGGAGGATCAGGTTATGGTGGAACTGCAGGATCAGGAAATACACCACCGGTAAGTCCGCCTCAAGGAAACCCAGGAGGATTAGCACCACAAGCATTAGGTTTAGGAAGTGGAGGTGGAGGTGCTTCAGCAGCAGGTCAAGATGCACAACCTACTAAAGGTGGTGATGGTGGAGCAGGTACAGCTTCTTCAATATCAGGATCATCAACAACTTATGCAGGTGGTGGAGGTGGAGGAACTACTTCAGCACCGCAACCAGCAGGAGCAGGTGGAGCAGGAGGTGGTGGAGCAGGTTCTATAGGAACAGGTAGTGCAGGAACTACTAATACAGGTGGAGGAGGAGGTGGAGCAGGTGTAAATGGTGCTCCAGGCGGAGCCGGCGGTTCAGGAATAGTTATAGTTAAAGAATTAACAAAGACAGTTGCATCCGGCGTCTGGTCACTGCAATGTCAATACAATTACAAGAAACAAGGAACGTGGACACCGAGTGTTACATTTGATGTAGATTATTTAGTAGTAGCGGGTGGAGGAGGTGGTGGAATATCTATAGGGGGTGGCGGTGGAGCTGGAGGATATAGAACATCTTTTCCAGGTGGAACAAAAATTACAGTTGAAGGCGGAACATCTTATCCAATAACAGTTGGAGCTGGAGGACCAGGTACTTATGGTTCTCAAACAAGTGGTAGTCCTTCAATATTTTCAACTATAACTTCAACAGGTGGAGGAAAAGGTGGTGATGAAAGTGGAGCTGGATCATCTGGTGGAAGTGGAGGAGGTGGAGGACATGTAGGTTGTGGAAATCAACCAGGTGGAGCAGGAAATAGTCCACCAGTAAGTCCACCGCAAGGAAGTTCTGGAGGTACAGTTTTTGGACCTAGAGCTCAAGGTGCAGGTGGAGGTGGAGCTAGTGCTGTAGGAACTAATGTAGGTCCAGGAGCAGGACCAGGAACTGTAGGAACAGGTGGAGCAGGTTCTGCCAATTCAATTACAGGATCACCAGTGACTTATGCTGGAGGAGGTGGAGGAGCAGGTTATTCAGCAGGTCCTACTGGTCAAGGTTTAGGAGGTGCTGGAGGTGGAGGAGCAGGAACTTTAAATGGAACTACACCTGGAGATTCTGGTACAGTTAATACTGGAGGTGGAGGTGGCGGAGGAAGTAATAATAATCCTAGCACACCTGTACCAACAAATAGAAGTAATGCTGGTAGTGGAGGATCAGGAATCGTTATTATAAGAGCCCCAGGTTCAGCAAATATTGGAGCAAGTCCAGGCACAAATACAGTAACAACTTTACCAGCCCCAGCAGGAGGTTGCAAAGTAGCGACATTTACAGTATCTGGAACATTAACAACATAAATTTATGCACTTTCATTTTATAAAAAATTGTATTATAATAACAACTAGGAGTTAAAAAATATGGCACATTTCGCAGAAGTAAACAGTTATGGTTTAGTATTAAGAGTAGTTGTTATTGATAATAATGACGTCAATGCAAATGGTGGCGATCAATCAGTTGGAGCTGAAGAAAAAGTTAAATCTATAGTTCCTTTCACATCTGGTAATAGATGGGTTCAAACTTCTTATAACAATAATTTCAGAAAACAATATGCTGGAATTGGTTATACGTTTGATTCTGTAAAAAATAAATTTATCGCACCTCAACCTTTTGCATCCTGGTCTCTCGATGCTAATGACGACTGGCAAGCACCTGTTGCATATCCAACAGTTACAACTTATGGAGATAATGTAAGATACTTTATTTCTTGGGATGAAGCTGGACAAAGATGGATTGGTAAAGACGATCAAAATAATTCATTCGCTTGGTCACCTGAAACTTCATCTTGGATTGCTACAGGCAATTAAAGAATTTTAAAAACGGAGTAAGATCATGGGATCACCCAATGGCGGTATCATAGGAGTTGTCAATCCAACATCGTTTGGAAAGTGTACTGTCACATCTGTTACAGCATCTACACCATCAGCAGTTACTACTCAACCAGGTACAAGATTAATAGATGCATTAGTTATTGCTGGTGGAGGATCAGGTGGCTCTGGTGCGCCAGCTTCAGGTAATGGAGCAGGAGGTGGTGGAGCAGGTGGTTTTAGAAAATTTAATTCATTATCTGTTTGTGGAGCAACTGCTTTAGGTGCTGTTACAATTGGATCAGGAGGAGCAAAAGTTCCAGCAGGATCAAATACAGGAAGTCCAGGTCAACAAGGAAATGATACATCAGTAGTAATTTCAGGAACAACTTATACTTCAGCTGGTGGCGGAGCAGGAGCAAATAGAATTTGTTCTACTTTTGTTAATGGAAGAGCAGGAGGTTCAGGTGGAGGTGCAAGAGCTTGTGGTAGCTCTGGTGGAGCAGGAAACACACCACCTGTTAGTCCACCGCAAGGAAATTCAGGAGGAAGTTTTACAAATCCAGGAACATCAGGAGCAGGTGGAGGAGGTGCGGGTGGAGCAGGTGAAACTACAGGAGGACCCACTGGCCCATCATTAAATGGCGGAGATGGTGGATTAGGCACTGCAGATTCAATTACAGGAAGTTCAGTTACTTATGCTGGAGGTGGTGGTGGAGGTGGTGGTGATAGTAGTCCAACTACTTTTCCAGGAGGATCTGCAGTAGGAGGTGGAGGAGCTGGTGGAGCATTTCCAAATGGAGCAGGAACTAATGGAACAGTTAATACTGGAGGTGGAGGAGGCGGAGGAGCTTCAACACCTGGACCAGCAACAGGAACTGGTGGTAATGGCGGTTCAGGTATCGTGATCGTAAAAGAATTAAACAAGGCCAGTGGATCGTGGCCGTTGAGAGCGCAGTTTCAATCGCAGAAAAGCGGAACGTGGCCGAGATTAACATTTGATGTAGATTATTTAGTAGTGGCCGGTGGAGCTTCTGGTGGAGCTAATAATAATTCAGGCGGAGGTGGAGCTGGTGGTTATCGTACTTCTTTTCCTGGTGGAACAAAATTAACATTAGATGGAGGATCATATCCAATAGTAATTGGTGGAGGTGGTAGTTCTATACCTTCTTGTGGTGGAAGAGGAAATCCAGGATCAAATTCAAGTATTTCATCAATCACATCAACAGGGGGTGGAGGAGGTGGTCGTAGTTCAGGTCCACAAGCACCTGCATTAAACGGAGGATCAGGAGGAGGTGGAGGAGATTCAATAGGTACTGGAGGAACAGGGAATAGTCCACCAGTTAGTCCACCACAAGGTAATAATGGAGGAAATGGTGGAGGAGGACCTGCTTTTGCTGGAGGAGGAGGAGGAGGTGCAGGTGCAGTTGGAGAAACAGCACCATCAAGTAGAGGAGGAAATGGAGGAAATGGTTCTGCTAATTCAATTTCAGGTTCACCTGTAACTTATGCTGGAGGAGGAGGAGGTTCTACTGATGCAGGCGCAGCTGGTCTTGGAGGAACAGGTGGTGGAGGAGATTCAAATAATTCAGGTAACGCAAATGCAGGAACAGTTAATACAGGTGGAGGTGGTGGTGGAGCAAAATCTAGTTATGCAAGTGGAGCCGGCGGATCAGGTATTGTTATTGTAAGAGGACCATCTTCTGTAACTTTTGCAGTGTCACCTGGAACAAACACAAGTACAACATTACCAGCACCAGCTGGAGGTTGTAAAGTGGCTACATTCACGGTTTCTGGAGATTTGACAATAAGTTAATTTACACTTTACAAATCCTATAGAAAATAATATATAGAATTTAGAAATGAACCTTCAGAATTACTATTATTATTTTCAAAGTGCACTTACACCTAGATTTTGTGATGAGCTAATTAAATACGGAATATCACAACAAGAACAATTAGCATTAACAGGTGGTCAAACAAATAAAATTAATGAAGGTAAACCTTTATCTAATGAAGATTTAAAAGATTTAAAAAAGAAAAGAGATTCAAATATTGTATGGCTTTCAGATAGATGGATTTATAAAGAAATACAACCATTTATACATCAAGCAAATAGATTAGCAGGTTGGAATTTTGATTGGGATTTTTCAGAAAGTTGTCAATTTACAAAATATAAATTAAATCAATTTTATGATTGGCATTGTGATAGTTGGGAAGCACCTTATGCAAATCCAGATAATAAAGACACTAATGGAAAAATTAGAAAATTATCTGTTACATGTTCTCTATCAAATCCTGAAGATTATGAAGGTGGAGAATTAGAATTTGATTTTAGAAACATGGATCCTGATAAACAATCAGTTAGAAAATGTGCTGAAATTAAACCACGTGGAAGTATAGTTGTATTTCCATCTCATGTATGGCATAGAGTTAAACCTGTAACGAAAGGAACAAGATATTCATTGGTTATTTGGAACCTTGGATATCCATTTAGATAATGGCAAAAACAGATCAATTACAAGCTTCAGTTTATTTTAGTTCACCAATATATTCTATTGAAATACCTGAATGGGTAGATGATGTTAATAAGATTTGCGATAAATATATAAAAGACGCAAAGAAAAATAATGCAAAAATTATTAAAGAACGAGAAAAGAAATTTGGTAAAAAAATAGGAGATCACGGAATGAGTCATCATTCTACATCTTTAGTAGGCGATCCTGGATTAAAAGAATTACAAGATTATATAGGTGCAACAAGTTGGAATTGCCTAGATCATATGGGATATGATTTAAAGAATTACGAATTATTTTGGACTGAATTTTGGGTACAAGAATTTGGTGAAAAAGGAGGAGGTCACCATGAAGGCCATATACATTATGATAATCATATATCAGGATTTTATTTTCTAAAGTGTTCAGATAAAACTTCAATGCCTGTATTTCACGATCCACGACCAGCTAAACTGATTACACAATTACCATTAAAGAATGAACAAGAGATTACTTTAGGAACACATCAAATTCATTATAAACCAAAACCAGGTACAATGATATTCTTTCCAGCTTACATGGAACATCAATATGTGGTAGATGATGGTGTAGAACCTTTTAGATTTATACATTTTAATCTACAAGCTGTGCGAAGAATGATTACAGACACTGTAAGAAAACAAACTAAAGGAGAAGTATGAGCTTTAAGAAAAATAAATACACAGTCATTAAAGGAGCGATATCAGAGGATCTTGCAAAGTTTTGTTATGATTATTTCATGATGAAAAGACAAGTTGCAAGAACGATGTTTGATACAAAATACATAAGTCAGTTTACAGAATACTTTGGTGTGTGGAATGACCAACAAGTTCCAGAAACATATTCACATTATTCAGATATTGTAATGGAAACATTACTTGTTAAACTTCTTCCAATCATGGAAAAAGAAACAGGATTAAAATTAAATACAAATTATTCATACGCTAGAATCTATAAAAAAGGAGATGTATTACATCGTCATAAAGATAGATTCAGTTGTGAAATATCTACAACTATGCATTTAGGTGGTGGTTGTTGGCCAATATATTTAGAGCCAGATGCATCACAAGGTGGTGTTGATCAAAAGACTGGTAATTATAAACCATCAAAATCTAAAGGTGTTAAAGTATTATTAGAACCTGGTGATATGTTAGTATACAGAGGAAATGAATTAGAACATTGGAGAGACAAATTAACATTTGATGATTGTGGTCAAGTATTTTTACATTACAATAATGTTGAAACTAAAGGATCTAAAGAAAATATTTACGATAGACGTCCACATTTAGGACTTCCCGCTTGGTTTAAAAAGTGATATAAGATCCTCACTGGAGGAGCTTACCACCAATTCTACCTCAAGCTCCTCTGGTATTTACTATATTTATAAATATAATAGAGGGTTATGCCACTACAAAAGATACAATTTAAACCTGGATTCAATAAACAACAAACTGCAACCGGAGCCGAAGGGCAATGGATTGATGGTGATAATGTTAGATTCAGGTACGGTGAACCACAAAAAATAGGTGGTTGGCAAGAATTAGTTAATAAAACTCTTGCAGGTCCTGCGCGAGATCAACACAGTTGGACAGCTTTAGATGGTAATAGATATGCAGCTATTGGTACTTCTAAATTATTAGTTATCTATTATGAAGGTGAGTTTTACGATATTACGCCTCTTGGAACTGCACTAACTTCTTGCACTTATACATCAACAACAGGATCAGCAACAGTTACAATCAATAAAACATCACATGGTTTAGAGGTAGGTGATTATATTATATTTTCATCTGTTACAACTCCAGGATCTCCTACAACAAGTTTTACATCTGCAAGTTTTACAACAAATGTTTTTGAAGTTAAAACGGTTTTAAGTTCTGCAACTTTTACAGTTACTATGGCAACCACTGAAACTGGAACGGGTGTTACTGCAGGAGGTACTATTACTACAACTCCTTACGTTAGAATTGGTCCTACATTTCAAACTCCAGCATATGGATATGGTACAGGATATTGGGGTGGATCAAATCCAACGTCCATTACAAATCAATTAAATGGTGCAATAGATAGTATTGTTACAACTATTGTTGTTGATTCAACAACAGGATTCCCCACTGCTGGAACAATAGATATAGGCACTGAGTTAATTACTTATACGGCTAAAACAGCTACAGATTTTACAGGGTGTGTTAGAGGAACAAATGGTACAACTGCTGCATCACATTTAGATAATGCGATCGTAACGAATGCAACTTTATGGACAGGTTGGGGTGTACAATCAAATACTACAAATACAATACTAGCTCCCGGATCCTGGTCACTCGATAACTTTGGCCAGATTCTAGTTGCAACTATTAAGAATGGTAAAACATTTACTTGGAATCCAGCAACAGCATCTCCTCTTACTGTTAGAGCAACGGTGGTATCTAATGCACCTACAGCATCGGTGATGAGTATTGTATCAGATAGAGATAGACATTTATTCTTAATGGGAACAGAAACAACCATTGGTAATACTACAACTCAAGACCCTATGTTTATAAGATTTTCAAATCAAGAAGATATTAACACTTATAATCCAACAGTAACTAATACTGCTGGAACATTTAGACTAGATACGGGCAATCAAATTATAGGAGCTATACAAGGTAAAGATTATATCTTTGTACTTACAGATGTTGCAGCTTATGTTATTCAATTTGTTGGCCCTCCATTTACATTCTCTGTAAGACAAGTTGGAACGAATTGTGGATGTATTGGTCAACATGCAATGGTGTTTGCGCAAGGCGCTGTATTTTGGATTGGCTTTGGTGGTGGATTTTTTGTCTATGACGGAACCGTTAAACAATTACCATCTTTAGTTGAGGACTTTGTATTTACAACAACAGATGATAATTTAGGATTTAATTATGATGCAAGTCAAATAACTTCTGCATTTCATAATTCATTATATAATGAAGTGGGTTGGTTTTATGCAAGTGCCAAAACTTCAGCAACGGTATCAACACCTTCCACACAGATAAATAGAAACGTAGTTTATAACTATCTTGAAAACACTTGGACTACAGGATCATTATCAAGAACAACTTATGAAGATGCAGTGTCTTTTGATTTACCTTATGCGACAGAATTTTATTCAACTAACACTCCGACATTTCCAACAATTAATGGTGTAACTAATTCTTATGGAGCAACTAAGTATTGGGAACATGAAACTGGTGTTAATGAAGTTTCTTTTGCAGGAGTTGAAACTGCAATTACTTCATATGTTCAATCTGGAGATTACGATATATCGGAACAAGGTTTAGGTGGAGATGGTCAATTAATAATGCGTGTTAAACGATTTATTCCAGACTTTAAAAATTTAGAAGGTAATGCAAAAATAACTTTATTCTTTAGAGATTATCCGGCTAATGCTAATTCAACCCCTTCAACAACACCACCAACTATTACCGGACCATTTACAATTACATCATCAACTGATAAGATAGACACTCGTGTTAGAGGAAGACAAGTAAGTTTAAAAATAGAGAATGATGCTGTTGATGAAACTTGGAGATACGGAACTTTAAGATTGGACATTGAAGCAGGAGGAAGAAGATAATGGCAAAGATAACAACATATATACCAGAACCTACACCTGAGTATGATGTAGCTAATCAAAGACAAATTTTAGAATCAATTAACACACTTAAAGATCAATTAAATTTTTCTTTTCAAAAAGATTTAAAAGATGAACTAGAAGCATTTAGCTGGTTTATATTTAGTGGACCTAGTACGTAAATGGCTATCAATTATAAAAATCAAGGTTACGATTTAACCACAAGTAATTTAACTACGGTGTTAAATATTAACACATCAAGTGTTGCAATTCTAAAAGAAATATCTGTTGCAAATGATCATAACGCTGCAGTTACAGTTGATTATTTTTTTCATGATGCTTCTACATCAACTTCATATAAATTTTATCACACTAATGTGCCTGCTAATTCACACGATAATGCGGTACATAATGCACTCGTGTTAGAAGAAGGAGACTATTTACAATTTCAATCAAATAATGCTAATAAAATATCTGGACAAATATCTTACGCTCTGTTAACAAGGACTGGAGAAAATGGATAATTTAAATAAGACAGAAGAATTTATAAAAAGTAAAAAGACTGGAAAGAAATATAAAACAATGGAAGATTTTCTAAAAGAAAACAATATAGAAGATTTACAAAAAGATGTGTCTATAACAATATCAAAAGGACTAGATTTATTTCAGAAAGTAATGAACAAAAAATGAATCCAAGAGGTGGAACGGAACTTCAAATGGAGTTTCTAGAAAGATATGCAGATAAAAAGTTATTAGATCAGGTACAAATTTGCACTTCTATTCCGGGAAAAATTCCATTACATCCAACAAAAATTAATATCCTTTGGCAACAAAATTCATACGATCAAACAAATATAAATCCTTGGTTTCAAAATAAAGATAATCATGACAAATATGATTGGTATGTATTTAACTCTAATTGGTGTTATGAAAAGTTTAGAATTGCATTTGATATTCCAACACATAAATCTGTAGTTATTAAAAACGCATTTGATAAAATAGAACCTAGAAATTTAGATTATAAAAAAGGGGATCCTATAAAATTAATATATACTTCAACGCCGTGGCGAGGTTTAAATGTATTACTTGCGGCTATGCAATTGATTGAAAATCCATTAATTCATTTAGATGTTTATTCTTCAACACAAATATATGGAGATGGTTTCAAATCAGCTAATGATGATAAGTTTAAAGATTTATATGATCAAGCAACTAAAATTCCTAATGTAACTTACATAGGTTATAAACCTAATGAATTTATTAAAGATAATTTAAAAAATTATCAAATGTTTGCTTATCCTAATATTTGGGAAGAAACATCTTGTATTGCAGCAATAGAGGCAATGGCTGCAGGTCTATATACAGTGGTTACCAATTATGGTGCTCTATATGAAACTTGCACGGATTTTGCAGTTTATACTCCTTATGAAAAAGATTTTGTAAAATTAGCTAAAACATTTGCATCGGTTATTGAAACCGTTGCAACTCATTTACATGATAATCACATTAAAGAACATTTACAATTACAGATAGATTATATGAATCGATTTTACTCATGGGAGAAGCGAACTAAAACTTGGAATAGATTTTTAGAAGGGATAGTAAATGCAAGACTCAAGTAGACCTATTTGGCTTAAAAAAATAAAAAGTCAAAATGAATTAACTGCTCATATGGGTCACCCTACAACTAGATTGTATGTGGCAACTCCTGTGCACAGTGAATGTTCTATTCATTACACACAAGCATTATTAAAACTTCAACAAGTATGTATGATGAATAATATTATGATTTCTTTTTCATTATTGAAATCATCTTTAGTGACACAAGGTAGAAATTTATGTGTATCTAATTTTTTAAATGATCTTAATAATTACACTCACTTATTATTTATAGATTCAGATATTGATTTTAGTCATGATACGATTTTAAAATTATTAAAATTTGATAAAGAAGTAATCTCTGTTCCTTATCCAATGAAGACTATTAGTTGGGAACAAATTTGGGAAAAAATACAATTAGGAGTTATAAAGAATAAAGATGATTTAATGAAAGCTGGTCATACCTTTCCAATAAAAATGGATAACGTAATGAAATCAGATACAAAAGAAATTACTATTGTAGGCGGAATTATAGAAGCTTCGCACGTGCCCGCGGGATGTTTATTAATTAAAAGACAAGTATTTGAAAAAATGATAAAAGCTTATCCTGAAGATGTTATAGATCAACCTACCGTTTTAAATGGAGAAGTTAAATCTAATAAAAATATGTATAATTTTTTTGATACCATTCATGATAAAGTAAGTAAAAAATACTATGGTGAAGATTTTGGTTTCTGTAAAAAATGGACAGAAATAGGTGGTAAATGTTATGCTTACGTTGAAGATAACATATCTCATGTAGGAGAATATCAATACAAAGGTAGATTATTAGATAACTTACAAATATCTAAAACCGTTGACGATACCGATAAAAACAAGTAAAGTGTACGTTTTCAGGACTCTGTGCCTGCCTTATTAACTATTAAATTATGACAATATCAAAGGCACAAATGTATAGACAATTATATCAAATGGGTGGCATAGGAACATTACCAATGGATTATGGTCAGCCATTACAAGTTCCTCAACAGCCACAACCTAATTTTTATTCAGCACAAAATATTACAATGAATCCATTATTAAACTATGGTCAAACACCTTTAACAATGGCTGGTGGTGGAATATCTAGATTAGGTTATCAAGAAGGTGGAATGGAAATGATGGAAGATCAAGCTATGATGCAACCACAAATGCAAGACCAAGCTATGATGCAACCACAAATGATGGAACCTCCTTTACAAGGAATGGAGTCTCCACAAGTAGATATTAAAGACCCACAACAAGCTTTGGAAATTATTATTCAAATGTTAATTGCTCAAGGTATTCCTCCAGAGCAAGCAAGACAAATTGCATTACAAATGGTTCAAGCAGTTGCTCAAGGTGGTATGCAAGAAATGTCTGATGAAAGAGTTGAAGTAAGATTTGGTGGAAGAATTGGATATGCTGGAGGTGGAATTGGAAATTTAATTAATAGACAAGGATATTTTGTAGGTAGTATTGCTAAAGCAATTTCAGGAGCTGTTAAAGGAGTTACAAGCGCAGTTAAATCAGTGGCTAAAAGTCCTATTGGAAAAGCAGCATTAACAGCTGCTGCAATATATGCAGCTGGTGGTGGTTCATTTTTTGAATATACTCCTTTTAAAGGAGCAACTTCTGGATTTGCTTTTTCAAATCTTCCAGGGGCTTCTTTTCTACCTAAAGTATTTGGAACACCAGCAGATGAATTAGGTTATGGTGGTATTAAAGGTTTTCTACCTTCTGTATTTTCAGGGGATTTTACTGGTGCTGGAAGATTAGCTATGGAAGGAGTAAGAAATATTGGAATTGGAAATTTAATATCAGGAGCAACAGGTTTTCTTGGAGGTACGTTAGCAGGGGGAGTACCTCAACAACAACCAGGTGAATTAAATGAAGATTATCAAGCAAGAGTTAATCAATATAAAGCACAGTATTCTCCATTGTTAAATCCAACAATTCAATATCCTGGTAATCCATTTTATACTCAAATGGCAGCAGATGGAGGAAGAATAGGTTATCAAGGTGGAGGTATCGGTGATTTAATATCTCAAGTTACTAAACAAGAATTTTTTGGAACACCAATGATGGCTAATGGTGGAAGAATGCAATATGCAATGGGAGCAGAGGTTCCAACAAGACAAAATCAAGTTGGAATAACAGAATTAGATTATAGAGAAACCGGTGGATTTGTTCCTCCAATTGGTATAAAAGAAAAAGCAGACGATATTCCTGCAATGTTATCCAATAATGAATTCGTATTTACTGCTGACGCTGTAAGAAATGCAGGTGGTGGTAATGTTAATAAAGGAGCACAAAGAATGTATAATTTAATGAAAAATCTTGAAGCTGGAGGATCTGTATAATGGCTGAAATTCAACAAACACAAGTATTACCAGCACCATTTATACAAGCTGCTGCAGAACAATACTTACCACAACTTGCACAAGCAGTTGGTGGTATTAAAAGTTTAGATGTATCTAGATTAGTCGGTCCTCAATTTGTAGCTGGAATATCTCCTCTACAACAACAGGCCGAGCAACTAGCAACGGGATTAGGTGGATATCAACCTTTCTTACAAGCTGCACAAGCTGCAACACAACCACAGGCATATCAACAGTATATGTCTCCCTATCAACAATCTGTTATAGATGAAACTTTACGACAGTATGACATTCAAGCACAAAAAGGTTTACCAGGGCTTGCAGCTTCAGCCATACAACAAGGTGCTTTTGGTGGTGCAAGAGAAGGAATTCAAAGAGCCGAGTATCAAACACAGTCAGATTTAAATAGAGCATTATTACAAGCTAATCTATTACAACAAGGATATGGTCAAGCTACATCAAGAGCTCAACAAGAATTCTTAAATCAATTAAATTTAGCGGGACAAACGCAAGGATTTTTAGGTTCACAAATATCTGGATTAGCTACATTGGGTGCTCAACAACAAGCTCAACAACAAGCTTTATTGAGTGCTCAACAACAACTTGCACAAAAACAAGCTTATCAACCTTTAGAAGCTGCACAAATTTATGGAGCTGGTATTCAACCTTTAATAGCTGGATATCCAGGAAGAGAAACAACTACACAACTTCCATCCCCAACTCCATTACAAACTGCATTAGGAGCTGCTTCAACTTTAGCTGGAATATACAAAGCATTTAATCCAACACAACAAAGCCCAATTAATATTTATACACAAGGTGCTACAAGATAATTAATTATGTCTAGAATACTTAAAAGACCAATGTTTAGAATAGGCGGATCAGCAAACAATGAAGGTATTATGTCAAGTGTAGTACCAACAAGAGCTGGCTATGCAGAACCACAAGGAGCAGCTAATTCATTAGATAATTATCAAATAGATACAGGAAGTAGTCTCTATAAAAAAGCAATTCAAAATGCTGCAATATTAAATGCTTTGGCAGGTACTGGAAGAAGTCAAAGTGATAGATTATCTGATTTATTAATTAGAGGTGGACTTAGAACGATGTCAGAAACACCTAGAGGAGGGTTGTTTCCAACACTAGCAAAAGCTTTTCAAGAACCAGTTGAACAATATTTAAAATCAGGTGAAACTGAAGATTTATTTCAAAGACAATTAAGATTAACAGGTGCTACACAAGCGATGACTTCTGAAGAAGCATTAGAACTTGCAAAATTAAAATATGGTATGGAAGCAGGAAAAGAACAAGAACAAAGAAAAAAAGAATTAATGCAACAATATGGATTAGATTACACTGAAGCTAATATTTTTCAAAATTTTTTAAATCAAAGAGATGCCATAGGTAAAACAGTAGGTCTTCCGGTGTCTAATAGACCTATATTTTTAGCTCTTAAAAAAGGAAAATATGAAGTTACAGGTATTAAAGGTATGCCAGAAGGAATTTATTATGATCCTAAAACAAATAAATATGTTAAAATTAAATCAGGAACTTCTATTATAGGAAATAGTATTCAAGATGTTATAAAACCAGAAAATCAAGTAATATCACAACAATCTTATAGAGACTATATTAATGAAGAATTGGCGAAAAAACAAAGACAAAAAATAGAAGCTGAAGGATATACTTCGTTTGATAGTTCTTCACCGTAGGAGATTAAATGGAAGAGGAAGATGTTGTATTACGTCCTATAAGTTTAAAACCTTTTGAACAAGGAAGTGAAACAAATGCTTTTATTGCAGCTGCTGCAGGTATAGCATCAGGATTATTAAAAATACCTGAAGGAGTTTTTTCGTTAGCTGCTGAATTAATAGATTTAGGCTTAGATACCAATAAAGCAGCAGATGTAGAAAAATTTTTTGATAAAATTAATCCGTTTGAAGAAGTTGCAAAAGAAAGAGCAATTGGAAAAATAACAGAAGCATTAACCTCAATTGCAATACCAGGAACTGTTGGATTTAAGGCAGCAACCGGTTTAGCTGATAAGGCTATTAAAGCAAGAAAAGCAGGATCTTATGCTAATTTAAAAAGTCCAAATGTTATGAAAGCATTAGGAAGAGCAGAAGAATTAAACTCTAAAGCTAAAATACAAAGATTTTCAGCGGGTGTTGTAGGAGGTGCAGGGGGAGAAGCTTTTGTAGCTGATGTAGAGGATCTTGGAACTATTGGAGATATGTTTGAAGCAGGTCCTACACAATTAGAAGATGTAACAGATGAAGGTGGAAGAGAAGATGCCGGAAGAAAATTATTAAATAGACTTAAATTTGGTTCAGAATCATTATTAATTACTCCTTTTGTATATGGTGTTGGTAAAGGAATTAAAGCTGCTGCAACTAGAGGTGAACGTTTAGAATATAGTAATTCTCAATTAGATAAAACTTTTAATCAAATTTTTTCTGCATTTAGAGCAAGAGGGGCTAAACCTCAAGAAATATTTGAAGCTAAGATGTTTGAAAAAGGAGCCACTGCTTCAGACGTTAATAGCGCAATGGAAATTGTTAAACGAATAGATAGTGATGTAGATAGAATGTTTCCATCATTAAAATCCACATTTAATAAATCTACTAAAAAAGAAAAGACACAAGTGTTAAAAGAAATAAATGATGCAATGTTTTCTGGTAAATTAGATGAAGTAATGCCTCTTGAAACAAGACAAAAATTAACTAATACTTTAGAAGCTAAAGGATTGCCACAAGAGAATATAAATAATTTATTTCAAAGTATAGATTTAGCTAGAGGAAAATTTACTCAATTAATTGAAACAAGTTCTAATGCACCTAAAGATATTGATAATTTAAAAAATTTATTAGGAACTAGAGTAAAAGATTATTTAGGAAATACTTATAGAATATTTGAAGATAAATCAATTATTCCTTTTTCAAATTATAAACCTTCTGATGAAGTTATTAATAAAACAAAAGAATTATTTAAAAGATATCATAGGTTTGCTAATAGAAATAATCCTAATTTTGATCCTATTAAAAACGCACTTACTGATCAAGAAGCAGATACATTAGTTAGTAATGTTTTAAAAAATGCAGTTGAAGCAAAATCTCCAAAACAATTATCATTTACAAAATATATTAATTTAACCCCTGCCTCTAACGATGTAACTAGTAAAAAATTTTTTAAACGAATCGTTACTAGAGATATTGATAGTAAAAAAGTAGATGAAGTTATTGGTGAAGGTAGTAAAATATTTAATGAACTATTTGGAAAAATAGAAGATCCAAGATTCTCTATTTACACCGGAGTATCAAGACTATCTGCTGTTGCAAGAAGAAATGAACTTTTAGAAAATTTAGCTAAAAATGATGATGTTATAAAACAACAAGTTGCTTCAGGTGTAAAAGCAGGAGTTCCTGGACAAAAAGGATTTTTCTTTACTGCAGATGAAGTAAAAAATTTAACAGCAGAAAGAGCATTACCTAATCAAGAAATAGTGGCATTAGATGATTATTTAACTCCATTTTTTAAAGATGAGTTTGCAGTTAATCCTTTACAAGGAATGTATACTTCTAAACCAATAGCAGAAGCTTTAGGTGATTCATCAAAAGCATTTAAATTTTTATTTGAACCAAGAGCCGGAGCTACTGCAGCAGAAAAAGCTGGAACATGGGCATATAGAAATTTAATATTAGCTCCAAAAGGTTTTGCACAAGTAGCTAAAACTGTTTTAGCTCCTGTTACGCATTTTAGAAATTTATTTTCTGCAACAGCATTTTCTGCTTCAAATGGTATATTTTTTGAAAATCCAAGAGTGGTAGCCGAGGCTTTTAAAGACGCTTTTGGAGTATTACAAGTTGGAACAAGGACAGCAGAAGCTAACGCAAGGTATAGACAACTCTTAGAATTAGGAGTGGTCAACTCACAAGTTCAATTAGGAGATGTTAAGAATCTTTTAAGAGATTTAAAATTTGGAAACGATTTAAATATTGATAAACCATTAAACTCAATGGGACAAAAATTATTTGGTTTAACTACTAGAGGATTAAAAAAGGGACAAAAATTTGCTGAAGATTTATATACTGCAGAAGATGATTTATTTAAAATAACTAATTTTGCAGTTGAAAGACTTAGATTAAAAAATGCTTATTTAAATGCAGGAAGAGAAGTAACAGAACAATTTTTAGATCAAGAAGCTGCTAACATTGTAAGAAATACGGTGCCTAATTATGCATATGTGTCGGATACTGTTAGAGCATTAAGAAGGCTTCCTCTTGGAACTTTTATGTCATTTCCGTCTGAAATATTAAGAACGACTACTAATATTGCTTTTAGAGCAATAAAAGAAATACAAGATCCTGCTTTAAGAAGCATTGGGTTAAAAAGATTAACAGGATTAACCACTGTATTAGTAGCTGCTCCAATAGGACTGCAATCAGGATTTCAAGCTTTGTATGATGTAAGTAATGAAGAGTTAGATGCACTTAGAAGATATTTACCTGAATGGTCTAAAAATTCTACAATATTACCAATTAGAGATGAAAATACTGGTGAGTTAAAATACATAGATTTCAGTCATGGTAATGCTTATGACACTGTAATCAGACCCCTTCAAACATTGTTAAATAATGTTCAAAATGGAATTACTGATGAAAAAGCTTTGATGGGAGATTTTTTAAAAGGAATTACTCAAGCTGCAGGAGAACTTGCTTCTCCTTTTATAACAGAAGCGATTTATACAGAAGCTCTTGCTGATTTGCTCATAAGAGGTGGTAGAACAAGAGAAGGTAGACCAATTTTTACAGATACACAATTTAAAACAGAACCTGGAACAGTAATTAAAAATTCAATAGAACACTTAGCTGAATCAATGTTGCCTTTTTCATTTCCACAATTAACTAGACTTTATCAAGCTGCTGCCGATAAACCATCTGAAAGAGGTGAAACGTTTGAATTACCTGATGAATTATTAGGATTTTTTGGTTACAGAGCAGTTAAAGTAGACCCTATAAAATCTTTAGGATTTAAACTTGCAGATTATCAAAGAGGGATAAGAGAATCAAGACAGTTATTTACTGGAGGAGAAGAAAGTCTTTTAAAAGGAGGACCTAAAACTCCTAATGATGTTATTGAAAGATTTTTAGCATCTAACAAAGCAAGATTTTTAACTATAAAAAATTTAAAAAAAGATATTGATGCAGCTGAAACTTTAGGAACTAACTCATCTTTAATTTTAAGAGAGTTTTCTGACAGACAACTTAATAATGATTATAGAACAATAAAAAATAATAGATTTACTCCTTATGTACCTTCTGCAAATATACTAAGAGAGTTAGAACAAATATCTCAAAGAACAGGGGTTCCTAATCCATTTACGCAAGCATTAGGTACTATTCAACAATTAACTAGAATCTTATCTTCTATACCTCTTTCAGAAAATATTGATGACTTTATTGACATAAAAGATTTTTTATTTGAAGAAGAACCTTTAATAGAAACACCTCCATTACCAATTCAACCAATGCCAAATGTTTCTATTTTAACACCCCCTATACAACAAGTAGCAGGATTACAAAACGGCTTGACACCAACTGAAAGTGCATTATTAAGTCCTGAGGAACAACGAATTAGATTAAGACAAAGAGGATTAGCGTAATGGCAAATGGTAGAGAACCAAAGACAACAGGTGAACATATTGTAGCTCTTTATGGCCATATAACTGGCGTAAAAAGAGATTTAAAAGAACTTCGAGAAGAGTCTTCACAAATGCATTCTAAATTTGAAAGTAAATTTGATAAGTTGACTTGGTGGATCATCGGAGGACTTGGATCAACCATAGCACTTCTACTCACACTAGCTTTTAATTTAATAAAATAAACTATTGATTATAGTTTTAAAAAAATATATTAGGCGTTTATGAATAAAGTTTTAGTGCATAAACATCTTATCATAAGAGCAGAAGCAAAAAATCCTCCAATGGATGTTGCTGTTCTTCGCAAATGGTTTCAAAAATTTATAAATGAAATTGGAATGAAAGTTATGATGGGTCCTTATATTAAATATTCTAACATGATTGGTAATCGTGGAATTACCGGAGTTGCAATCATAGAAACATCTCACATTGTAATGCATGTTTGGGACGAACCTGATCCCGCCTTGCTTCAGTTTGATGTTTACTCCTGCGGCGAGTTTGATCCTGAAACAATATGCAATAAGATAAAGAAAGATTTTAATACTACAAAAATAGAATACAAGTTTTTAGATAGAGAACACGACTTACAAGAAATACATACTATTACTTTTAATCAATCAAATCATTATAAATATGATGAACTAGGATATTGAAATTATAAAATAAATCATTATATATATCCAAGACTGCATCATGTGGATGGGTCAATTAACTTGCTTAACAAAGGAGATAATTATGACAAACCTAGAAGTTTTCAATAATTTAAGCAAACAAATGTTCAATGGATCAACAAAGTTTTTTGATGATACCTTTGAAAATATTTTTGACACGTGGTCAAAAGTACAATCATTTCCTTTCTATAACGTAGTAAAATACTCAAAAGGTAAATACGGATTAGAAATCGGTTTAGCTGGCTACAATAAAGAGAATGTACTTGTAGAAGTTAAAGACGGCATCTTAACAGTAGAAGGTAAAGTAGATACTAAAGGTGTAGACTATATTAAACAAGGTCTAGCGTTTAGACAATTTTTCAAACAGTTTGAATTAGCTAAAGATGTAATAGTTGATGAAGCTGAAATGAAAGATGGTTTACTTAAAATTAAATTTGGTTTTAACGAACCTAAAGAAATTGAAGGCATTAAAATAAACATTAAATAATGTTCCCTTACAATGAGGAGGAGTGGAAATTTATATCCACTCCTTCAACTCTTCTCCCATAATTTGGGTTGCAATATCAACTTTAGTTCTTAAAGCTTTTACAATTTTTTCATCTACAGTTTCTTCTGCAATAATATCAATATAGGTCATTGGTTTTTCTTGACCGATACGATCAATACGTGCTTCAGATTGCTGGCGTTTTTCTAAATCATATCCGTTAGAATAATAAATCATAGTAGATGCACCTGTTAATGTAATTCCATAGCCACCAGTTTGAGGTGTGCCTACAATAAATCTTACCGGACTATTTAGATCTTGAATTAGTTTAATTGCCTTCTGTCTATCATCTGTAGATGTATCTCCATAATAAGTAACAACAGAATTATCTCCATATTCTTTTTTAATTGCTTCAACAATAACTTCTATATCATATCTATAGTGAGCCCATATAACTGCTTTACCTTCCATTTCAGATAAAACATCCATCAATTCATCTAGTCTATTACTTGCAATCTTTTGTGTTTGACCATCATCAGATTTAAAATGACCACAAGTTATTTGATGTAGTCTCATTAATTGAGTTATAACATTATGTGTTGTAGTTAATTTTCCATTCAATGTTGCAAGTGCAATCTCTTTCATTTGTTTATAAACTTTTTTTTGTTCTTCAGTTAATTGAATAGTTCTTTTCATATAAGTTTTAGGTGGCAGATCTAAACAATCATCTTTTAAAACTCTATGTGAAAATGGTTTTATTTTTTCTGAAAGCTCTCCAAGATTTCTATAACCAACTACAATTTCTATTTGTCTTCCACTTACCATTATCTTTCTCATTAACGCATATCTAGTTCTAAAACTATAATATGATTGTTGATCTAATAACCAAGGATCTAAAAAAGCACATTGAGTAAATAAATCTAAGGGAGATTTAGTTACCGGTGATCCTGTTAATATTCTTTTATAAGCAACATGTTTTCCAAGTTCAATTATATTTTTAGTTCTATTGGCTCCTGGATTTTTTATTGTAGTAGATTCATCTATTGCCATTAAAGTTTTATGACAATTTAAAAATTTATATGCAAATTGTTTTCCTTTTTTAGTAGACAATGCTTCAACATTCATAATTAAAATATGAAGATCATGATCTGATTTAAATAAAATATTTAATTCTTTTTCTTTAGATTTACTTGCAGTAGACTCCCATAATACTATTTTCTTTTCTATATGATCTGGCATATGGATTGGTATTTCAGAGTCAAACCAGTTCTTATAAACACCTTTAGGAGCTACAATTAAAGCGCCATTTATATGGCCTTTATCATAAAGCATTGACATATTATCTATTAATACTTTAGACTTACCGGTCCCCATTTCCATAAAATAAGCAAATACTTTTTTATCCCAAGACATTTCTAATGCCTTTAATTGATGCGCAAATGGCTTTGTCTTAAACTTGTAATGCATATATAATAGTTAGTTCTTTCTATTGAAAACATATATAGATTAATATACAAGATGTCAAGAATGGAAAAAAATAAAGTTTACGTTATTCAAGATGTACCAGGCACAAGGGAAGGAAGACCCAAGATTAATATTATTGGTGCCTCACAGTTTGGTTCACTAAAAGTTCTGCTTCCAGAAAATGCACAAATTATATTAAGTGCAGGACCTGTTGTATTTAAGTTACGACTGTTGCTAAAAGATTACACTTCAGAAGATTATTTACTACTTACAGGTGATCCTGCAATAATTGGTGTTGCCTGTTCAATTGTATCTGATATAACAAATGGCAAGTATAAATTATTAAAATGGGATAAACAAGAAAGGAGATATTATCCAATTGAAATTGACTTGTATCAAAAATCTGAGACGAGCACTTGACAAACGTAATTTAAGGGATTATAATATACAGAATAGAAAGGTAATAATATGACAATAAATTTTGAACAAGACCGAGTAGAATCAGTTACACAAATTGATGCGGCAAAAACTTTATCTGATAAAGTTTTAAAGTTAAAAGATTTAGAAGACGAAATTTTAAATGCAGAAGAAAGCATTAATAAATTAAAAGAACAAGCACGAATACTTTCTCAAATAGAAATTCCTGTTATGATGCAGGAAATGCACATTACAAAATTAAAGCTTAAAGATGGTGAATCTGTAGAGGTTAAACCTTTTTACAGTGCATCCATTATTCCTGAAGTTCAGGAACAAGCTTTTACATGGCTTCGTAACAACGGCTTAGGTGATATCATTAAAAACGATATCACTGTTACCTTTGGTCGTGGCGAAGATAACAAGGCAGCACAATATGCTGTCCTTGCGCGAGGTCAGGGTTTTGAACCAGTCCAGAAGGTAGGTGTTCATGCCCAGACACTCAAGGCTGTGGTCAGAGAGCGTATCGAATCTGGACAGGATATGCCCTCTGATCTATTTAAAACGTTTGCAGGTAACCAAACAAAAATAACAAGGAGATAATCGATGCAAGAAGCGAGAAACGAGAAACAAGTAGCAGTAAAAAAAGAAGCACCATTGCCTTCAAAAATATCTTTTGAAGTTGATGCACATGCTGGTTTTGAGAATGTAAAGCAAGGTAGTTTAGCTTTACCTATCTTAAAACTATTACAGAATGGATCAGCAGAAGCACAGAAGCGAAATCAAGCTTATGTAGAAGGTGCTGAACCAGGAATGTTACTAAATACAGTAACAAAGAAAGTTTATGACGGTGCGAAAGGAATAGACGTAATTCCATGTCACTATAAACTTGAATATCAAGAATGGTCAGATTTTGGAACAGGTGCAGGAAGACCTGAACAAATATACACAGATACTTCTGATATAATAACTAAAACTACGAAAGACCAAATGGGTAAGGATAGACTTCCAAATGGAAATTACATTCTTACAGTTGGTCAACATTTTGTTTTAGTATTAGACAATGATGGTACTACAGAAACTGCTTTAATATCTATGAGTTCATCTCAAGGAAAAATAAGCAGAAAATGGAATGCTATGATGATGTCTATCTCATTAAATGGTAAAAATGGTGTATACACTCCACCATCATTCAGCCACATTTATAAACTAAAAACCATATTAAATTCCGGTAAAGGAAACCAATGGTATGGATACAGTGTAGAAAAAGTTGGTCCTGTACAGGATCAAGCTGCATATGAAAGAGCTAAACAGTTCTATCAGTCATTGGCTAACGGAAAATAATTAAACTATTGAGTGGCGCAAAACGCCACTCAATTAAATAAAGTGGGATATGTTAGAAAGATTCAAAGAGATATTTGTTGGCTATGATAAAGCCTATGGTTACACCGAACTTCAAGGTAGTATTTCAGAAAAGGGTAAACACGAATGTAAATCTTTTACTAAGCGAGAACCTGTTACAGATTTTTTATGGCAAAGACATTTAAAAGGAGAAGAACCCTCACTTGGTATATTTCCAATAAGAGAAGATAATAAATGTAAATGGGGATGTATTGATATTGATGTTTACCCATTTGATCACAAAGAATTAATAAAAAAAATAAAAGATAAAAATTTACCTCTTATAGTATTTAAATCTAAATCAGGTGGTGCCCATACATTTTTATTTACAAAAGAATTTGTTCCAGCAAGTTTAATAAGAGAAAGATTAAAAAGAATGGCCGCAGTTTTGGGTCATGCTAAAAGAGAAATTTATCCAAAACAAGATTATGTAAGATTTGATAAAAATGATTTACCTAGTTGGTTAAACGTTCCTTATCATGGTGGAGACAACACAACTAGATATGCTTTAGACGAAGAAGGTAATAAATTAAGTTTAGAAAATTTTTATCAATTTTATGATAAAAAAGTTTTAACAGAAAAAGAATTAATTAATGAAACTATTTATAAACAAGATTCAAAAGAAGATAATGGTTTATTAAAAGAAGCTCCTCCTTGTTTAGTTACTTTATTAAAAGATGGAATGGAAGAAGGAGGTAGAAATGAAGCAATGTATAATGTCGGTGTATATCTTAAAAAAAGATATCCTAATTCTTGGAAGGGAGAAATACACGTTTATAATAAAGAATTTATGAAACCACCTTTACAAGATGGTGAAATGAAAAACTTAGAAAAATCTTTAGATAAAAAAGATTATCGTTATAAATGTAAACAAGAACCTATTCTAAGTTTTTGTAATTCAAAAGTTTGTGTAACAAGAGAATTTGGTGTAGGTGATGATTCTCCTCCACCTGAAATAACAGGAATAAAAATATTTAGATCGCATCCACCTATTTATATAGTTTATGTAGATGCTCTTCCAGTGGAAGTAGATGATCAAACATTACATGATCCAGAAAGATTTTCAATTGCGTGTATGTCACAACTAGGTCAACCTTTACTTCCAATAAGTAAAATTATTTGGAGAAAAATGTTAAGAAAGTTTATGGGATCTAAAATGGAAGAAATTCCAGTGCCTGAATCTGCAAAATTAGAAAATCAAATAAAAGATTTAATGAATGATTTTATTTTCAGAGTAAATGCAAAAAAAATATCTGATGTATTAAATGAATGTGCTTATAGTGAGGATGGTAAAACGTATTTTACATCAGGTGGTTTTTTAGAATTTTTATCTAAAAGTAAAACTTGGAATATTGGAAAAAATAAAACTATAAAAATGTTAGGTGATGTTTTTAAAGCTAAAGAAAAGAATAAAAAAATAAATAAAAAATCAGTTAGAGTTTTTGAAATGGATACACCTGAATTTATTAGACAGGAACCAGAGGAAATGGAAATAAAAGATCCGTCTTTTAAAGTATGATAGATAGAACAATTATTCCAGGTCCTCCAGGAACAGGTAAAACACATCATCTAATTAATTTTTATTTAAGAAAAGAACTAGAAGAACATAGAACACCTACAAATAAAATTGCTTATATTACATTTAGTAATGCCGCCACAAAAGAAGCAAAAAAAAGAATTTTAAAATTTTTCCCTAATTATGATATGCGAAAAGATTTTCCTTATGTATCTACCATGCATTCTATGGGTAGAAAAGAGGTAGGAATGGATACAACTAATAAATTGTTAGAAGGAAAAAAATGGAAAATGTTTAAAAACTATTCTCAAATTTGTGCAAATATGGATTTTGATAGTAAACCAGATTCAGAAACCGGTTATATGACTCATACTAATGAACACATGAAAGTTATTGAATATTCAAGGAATAAAAAAATAAATTTATCACAAGCAGCTATAGAGTTAAACCTTCAACATAATTTAAACTTATACATAACAGAGCAAATTTTTTTAGATTTAAATAAATTTAAAAAAAGTACTGGAATGTTTGAGTACGTTGATATGATAAAACAGTTTATTGAGAAAGACAAATGTCCCCCACTTGACATAGTTTTTCTTGATGAAGCGCAGGATCTGAATCCTCTGCAATGGGACATGTTCAAATACATTGAATCAAGATGTAAGCGATCATACATTGCAGGGGATGACGATCAAACTATTTACGATTTTCAAGGTGCTGATCCAACCATATTTATAAAATTAGAGGGCAAGATAGATGCAAGAACTCAATCAAGAAGAGTTCCTAGAGAAGTTTATAAAGTTGCTATGAATATTTTAGATAAAATTAAAGATAGAAGACCAAAAGAATGGCATCCAAGAGATGCAGACGGTTCGGTTCATTGGAATGAAAGAATAGAATCTATGGATTTTTCTACAGGAAATTGGATGATTTTAACAAGAACAAATGTAATGTTAGATCCAATAAAAGCTCATTTAATTATGTTAGGGATAAGGTTTATATCTAAAAAAAATACACATCTACCTGACAAAATTTTAGAAGTTTATAAAACGTGGGTCAGATTAAATAAAGGAGAAGTTGTCTCTGCTGAAGATGCAAGGTCTTTGTATAAAGAAGCTTTAAATATTAGATTAGGACATTTTTTAAAAAATCATGCTAATGGTAAATCTATTGAAGATGTAGAGTTTGTTAGTCTTAAGGATTTAAAAGAAAAACATGGGTTGTTAATTGAAGGAGATTGGGAACAATTAGATTTTAACAGAAATATAAAATCTTATCTTAAAAAATTATTAGAAAATGGGGAAGATTTATTTTTAGAACCAAGAATTAAAGTATCTACGATACATGGTGTAAAGGGAGAGGAATGCGATAATGTTATTCTATATCCTTGTATAAATAATAAAATTCGTATTAGAGCATTGAAACATCCCGATGCAGAATACAGAGTTTTTTTCGTAGGTGTGACAAGAACAAAAGAGAACTTATATATTATGCGTTCTCTAAATAAACATCACTATAGAATAGGAGAAGTAATAAGATGACTAACAAAACGTTTTGCAAACAAGTAGGAGGTAAACATTATAAAAAAATGACCATACAGCCTTCTGTTTTTATAAATAAAAATAAATTAGAATTTGCAGAAGGTAATGCAATTAAATACATATGCCGGCATAAATTAAAAGGTGGTAAAGAAGATATTCTTAAAGCAATGCATTATTTAGAAATGATAATAGATAGAGACTATAATGTTTAGAGGAAGAAAAAAAATGGTATTTCACATGGGATTGTTAACCTGTATGTGTGTACTTTGTTATTTAATTATGATATTATAAATAATGTACGAAGCAGAGAAAGAATGGATTTGTCCTGAAAATTTTCCAAATTTAAAAGGTTATAGTCATATTGCTATTGATTTAGAAACAAAAGACCCAGAACTTAAATCAATGGGATCGGGTGCTATACGAGGCAACGGCAACATTGTTGGTATTGCTGTATCTGTTGAAGGGTGGTCTGCTTATTATCCAATTGCACATGAAGGGGGTGGTAATTTAGATAATAATAAAGTTATGTCTTGGATAAAAGAAGTTTGTTCTGCTCCTAATACTAAAATATTTCACAATGCAATGTATGACGTATGCTGGCTTCGAGCAGCGGGAATTAAAATTAATGGAAAAATAATTGATACTATGGTCATGGCATCTTTACTTGATGAGAATAGACTTTGGTATACTTTAAATAGTGTTGCATTCGACAAATTAGGCAAAACAAAAAATGAAACTGCATTAAATGCGGCGGCACAGTCTTGGGGAATAGATCCTAAATCAGAAATGTATAAACTTCCGGCAATGTATGTAGGTAATTATGCAGAAAAAGATGCACAATTAACTTTAGAATTATACACAGTTTTAAATAAAGAAATAGAAATGCACAATTTAAATAAAATATTTAATTTAGAGACAGATTTATTTCCATGTTTAATAGATATGAAATTTAAAGGTGTAAGAGTTGATATAGACCAAGCACAAGAATTAAAACAAAAATTAGTAAAACAAGAGAATGAATTATTATTAAAAATAAAACAAGAAACAGGGATAGAACCGCAGATTTGGGCAGCAAGAAGCATTGCAGAAATTTTTGATAAACGTAATTTACACTACGAAAAAACCGAAAGATCAAAAGCACCTTCCTTTACTAAAAATTTTTTACAAGAACATTCAGACCCTATAGTTCAAATGATTGCTAAAGCAAGAGAAATAAATAAAACACACACAACTTTTATTGATACTATTTTAAGATTTGAACACAAAGGTAGAATACATGCAGACATTAATCCAATAAGATCAGATCAAGGTGGAACTGTTACAGGTAGATTTTCTTATGCTAATCCAAATTTACAACAAATTCCTGCAAGAAATAAAGATTTAGGACCTATGATAAGATCCTTATTTTTACCAGAAATTGACCATAAATGGGGTTGTTTTGATTATTCTCAACAAGAGCCACGGTTGGTTGTTCATTTTGCGGCAGAGAATGATTTAATTAAAGGAGATGCTTCTATAATAAATATTATAGAAAAATACAAAAAAAATAATGTAGACTTTCATAAAATTGTTGCAGAAATGGCAAACATTTCCAGAGATCAAGCTAAAACAATTAATCTTGGTTTATTTTATGGAATGGGAAAAGCTAAACTTCAAGCAGAATTAGGTTTATCAACAAAAAATGAAGCTGAAGAATTATTTAATCAATATCATGAAAACGTTCCATTCGTAAAACAATTGATGAGTGCTACTATAAATATGGTAAATGATAGTGAAACAGGATCGATTAAAACACTTTTAGGAAGACAATGTAGATTTAATAAATGGGAAGCAGATATATTTAAACGTGGGATTATGAATCCTGTATTTAATACAAGAGAAGAAGCAGAAGCTCAATTTATAAAAGAATGGATGGAGATGTATCCTGCAGCAACAAGAGAAAATATAAAACCAAAAATAAAAAGAGCTATGACTTATAAGGCTTTAAACAAATTGATTCAAGGTTCTGCAGCTGATATGACTAAGAAAGCAATGTTAGATTTGTATAATGAAGGAATTATTCCACATATTCAAATACATGATGAATTAGATATTTCTGTTAAAGATGACAATCATGCAAAAAAGATTGTTGAAATAATGGAAAGTGCCGTTACTTTGGCAATCCCCAACAAAGTAGACTATGAAAGCGGCGAAACATGGGGAGATATTTATGATTGATTATGGCATATTTAAATGCAAATATACCACCGATTTATTGTAAAATAAGAAGGGAGTATCTTTATGACTTACGAGAACATCAAGGAGAAACTGAAGATTGTGTGGTCATTGGTATTGCAAGTATTCCAGGGCGTGCGATCTTATTTCATGCTTTACTTACGAATGGTGCAATATATTGGCGGCTTCCTATCTCTGCTTTTCTTCAAAGAGGAAACAGCAGTGATGTGCATAGCACACAAGTGGAACGTCCCGATATCGAAGATCTTGAGTTGTGGAATTCATTTAGTTATTATCCTGCTGTTAGCACTTTTGATTTTTTAATAGGACAACGTTGTAGATATTTAGGGAAGGACAAAAAATTTATTCATGGCGAGTATTTATTTACAATTGACTGGGCACATCCAGAACCTAACATCCTGGATACTGAACATTCCGAAATACCTGACCAACATAAGTGTGCTCATATTTTGGCTCTTGATAACGGTAATTATGCAGCTCAACCTAATAATCGTATTCTGTGGAGTATTCCTAGCTTTACATCTTCAACACATTGGCCGGATTATAAAGTGCAAACTACAGAATGGAATGTTGAAAAGGGTAAATGGCAATTAGAGGATACTGATGCTATGTTTTACCAAATAAATGAATCAAAAAAAAGTTAATTGTATTAACAACCTTGCAGCTGGATGCTGCTTATTAAATCACTGTAAATGTTATGATAATGAAGATTACAATAATAAGATATTTGATTATAGCTCTAGCAGCATTTGTATTAGGTACTTTCTTCCCCAACCCCGCCGCCAAGAACAAGGCTCAGACTGAAGCAATCATCTGGGCCAAACAACTAGGATTTGGATCTCCTAGGTTTGAGTACTCAAACAACAAAGAATTCATTACATCCCTTACCCACTGCATAAACTACTTAAATTTTAACATCCCAAGACGCGAAAGAGTAAATACAGAGCTAATCATAGCGCAGGCTATTGTAGAAAGTGATTACGGAAGATCACGTTTTGCACGAGAAGGTCACAATCTGTTTGGTATACGGGTGTGGTCAAAGGATGGAATGTTACCATTATTGCAACCTGATTCTATAAATTGGCGAGTTAGGGTCTTTAAAAACAAATGCGAATCTGTTAAGTATTACATTGAAATATTAAATACAAAGAGAGTATATGCAGAATTTAGAAGAGTTAGAGAAATAACATTGAATAAAAATCCTATTGCAATGGCAAAAACTTTAAATAACTTTTCTACAAATAAAGAATACGAAAAACATGTAATAGATGTAATTAATAAATTAAGAAATGAAACTAAGTGAAAATTTTACATTAGATGAATTAACAAAGTCGCAAGAAGCAATACGACTTGGTATTCCAAATGAACCAAATGATGAACATATTATTAATTTAATTTTACTTTGTAAAAATATTTTACAACCTGTCAGAGATCATTTTAAAATACCCGTATCTATTTCTTCCGGCTATAGATCAGCAGCGTTATGCGAGGCAATAGGTTCATCAGCGACCAGTCAACACACCAAGGGACAGGCAGCAGATTTTGAACTATTTGGCGTACATAATAGAGAAGTTAGTGATTGGATCGTAAAAAATCTTGATTACGATCAATGTATATTAGAATTTTGGACTCCCAATGACCCTAACTCCGGATGGATTCATTGCAGTTATAATGACTCAGGCAACAGAAAATCTTATTTGAACGCGCAAAAATTAAATGGTAGAGTCGTATACACAGTATTATGATACCTAAATTAAAACTTAGTCCTGGCATGTTTATTGATAATGTTCTTGGCATTTGTCCTGAATGTAAAGAAGAAGCATTTCTCGTTGCAATTGTACAAGATTATTATAGATGTACAAATTGTGGTGAAGATACTAGACAATATATCAATGGAGTTATTAAATATTTAAAACTTAATGATACAGATAAAAATTATATAAAGAAATATGGCCAGAAAACTAGCCCTAGGTAACGGTAAATTTATACAACAAACCAATAAGAAACGTCCTGGACGTCATTCTAAAAGACCTAATAAACGTAATACTAGAAAGCCATATAAAGGTCAGGGAAGAAAACAATAACTTGACAAAGTTATATTAATATCCTATATATTAAGAAACAAACAAGAAAGGTACAAATGACTGACTTTAATAAATACAAAAACATAACTGTTGATAATGACACTTATGCGATTGTAACAAAACTTCAAACTAAACTTAAACGTGATGTTAAGTTAAGTAGAAGCCAAGTAATTAAAACTTTAGTTAAAGAGAAAGCAAGATTATTAAATGGCTCACTCACAAAATAATATAGAGACAAATGAAAAGCCGTTAATCCCAGAACAAAGACTCTGGAAAGCGGTGTTGTTACAGGCAATAGAAGACGCTTTTGGTAATAATGAATCACAAGTAAGCGAATTTGAGAGACGAATGGCGAGGGACTGGATGAAAGATTTTAATACAGACTTTGCAATCGTATGTGAAAATGCTGGTCTTAATCCAAAACAAGCTTTCTATAAATTTAAAAAATACAATTTAATACAGAAAGGGATAATTAATGAGCGGTAAAATAATTTGTCCAAAATGTAATGGTAATGGTTTTGTATATGCTTTTAACCATGACGATAGGAAGAAACAACCGATAGATTGTGATTATTGTAATAATCAAGGTGAAGTTGATATTACAGAGGATGTCATTAAAGATCTTGATTATGCGAGGCAATTACAATGACAATATCTGGATATAAAAAAGCAATAGCCAAGTTATTGAAAGCATATCACAAAAAATGGGATTGTTTTGGAAAAGAAAGAAAGAAAAATGGATCTAAAAAATCATAAACCTAATTATTGGTTATTATTTTTAATAGTGTGTTGGTTGTTAATGATATTTACAATCATGATGTACAAATGATTCTAAAGATACTTAGAAAACTATCTTCTAAACTAGACCGTTTTGTTTGGTATTTAGAAATGAGAAGAAGGAATAAAAGAAACAAATGACTTTTATTATCATATTGATACTAGCGCTGTTGCTTTCTTACATCATGATAAGGTTGAATAAATGAATACTGATATAAAAGAAATAGATTTATCTTATTGGGGAGGGTTTATGGATGGAGAAAGCAGTATAAAGCTTTACAAAAGAGCCAAAAAAAATTCAATTGGAAAAATTTATGATTGTTATGAACCTAAAATAGAAGTTACAAATACGGATATTTTATTAATTGAGCAAATGATAAAAACTTTTAAAATTGGTTATATTTATTTAGATAAACCAAGAACAACAGAAAAAGGAACAATATGTAAACAAATAGCAAGATGGATTGTGACTTATCAAAACGCATATCATATTGCAAAAATTATGTTACCTTATCTTAGAGAAGTTAATAAGAAAAAAGGTGCTGAGGACATAATTAATTATTACGAAACAAGAGTTGGAAAACCAAAAATAAAATGAAATATACTTTTATATTTTTATTATTAGTTAGTTGCTCAAAAGATATATCTTTTGACCCTACAACAACTATTGGTAAAGAATTAATAAAGTTTTTGTATAACGAATCTACAAAAGAAGGACCGGTAATGGAATGAAATGGAATAAAATATACGAGTACCCAAAGTCTACGCGCTCCTTAGTCAAGGATGAAAGGCATTATGAGATTGGATCCTTGAAGCTCCCTTCTGTGACCACAATCTTGAGTGCTACGGCAAGTGTCGAGAAGCGAGAGTCTTTGCAGAAATGGAAGGATAAGATAGGCGAGTTAGAAGCAGAGAGAGTCAAGCAGCGAGCGGCGAGTAGAGGCACTGCAATGCATAGTTATTTAGAAATGCATTTAAATGGTGAAAATTTACTAGATCTAACCATCGAGGGGCTAGAAGCGAGGAGCATGGCAGAAACTATTATTAAACAAGGACTAGGTGATTTACAGGAAATATGGGGCAATGAAGTTGTCTTATACTATCCAGAACTATATGCAGGACAAACTGATTTATGTGGTGTGTACCAAAATAGAGACAGTATTATTGACTTTAAACAATCAAATAAACCGAAGAAAGATGAATGGATTGAAGATTATTACTTACAGGGAGCAGCGTATGCTACAGCTCACGATTGTATTTACAATACTAACATAGAACAAACGGTGATCTTAATGTGTACACCTGATAATTATTTTCAAAGGTTTATAGTTAATGGACAAAGGTTCAAAAATTACAAATCAGAATGGTTGAGAAGGGTTGATAAATACTACAACTTAAAAAATAGTGTTGCATAAATGTCACAATTAAGGCAGAATTATGTTTTTTGCCTTAATTTTGCCACAATGTTCTACGTTTTTGATGTTAAATAAGTAATTGATTTATATACACTTTTGTTAAAATCTGTAGAAAACGTAGACAAAACGTAGAGTGTTAAGTCATTGTTCTATATAGAGAATTTAGTACTTTTCTACGTTTCTACGGATTTTTTCTATAAAAAATAAATTCATGTGTTAAAATATATAAAAAATCTCTAATATGTAGAATGACAAGATTTGACTATGATTTATATAAGATATCTTGGGAAGATATATGTAGTGATTCAGGATGGGCTACTGATCTTGAATTTGACAGAATGAACGTAAGCCATTGTATTTCAATAGGTTTTATTTATAAACAAACTAAAGATTATGTTTGGATCTTTTCAAGCTATGAGATAGACAATCTGGGCGAAATTACATACGGAGATCGTACTGTAATACCCGCAAATAACATCAAATCAATGGAGAAAATCTATGGCAAAAAAACCAAAGAATGAAAGTATCCAAGATATCATCGATAGAATCGAAGAAGACCTTATAACTTTAAGGGATAAGGTTGATGAATTAGAAGATCACGATTGTGATTCTGATTCAGATTCGGATGATGATGATTCAGAAGAATAGTTAATTTTTTTATTTTTAACTTCTTTCTTTAAATCATCTAATACAACACCCTCTAGGATCGGTGAGTACTCGTTTATGATTTCTTTCATACGAGCCTCTAACTGTTCTGCAGTAAGATCTTCTAACTTACCGGTCCTAATAATCTTTTGTTCCACGTACAGCCCAGCAGCCTTGCCTCTAGCAACTTCAGCATTAACAGCAGCTGACCAAGCCTTTGATTCTCTTGCGTTGTCTCTAAGTTTTGCAAGTTCTGAAATGTGTCTTTCAAATGTAACATCATATTTTTTTTGATACTCCGTTCTTAGTTGTCCAATATATTGTACTACCAATGGATATCTTTTTGGGTTTTGTAATTCAGAAGCTCTAACTACAGCCGAATCTTGTTCGTATCCCGCAGCAATAGCACATTCTGTTGCAGTCTTTCTGCCTTCGTTTGTGACCAACTCATATGCAAATTTCATTTGCATTTCTGTTAATTTCTTTGGTAATCCCATGACTAGACATTTAAGGTAATTTAGAGTAAAAAGCAAGTATGCTAAAAGGAAAGATTTTAAGACAGATATTGGATAAGTTTCTGAAAAATTCAGAAGTTGCTGCAAACGCACGTGTACAAGTTTGTTTACCAAATGGAGAATTATTTGATGTTACTGGATTGCAACTTATGGAAAATAAAATTATTGGTAACCGCGAATCTCATAGATTAGTCATTACAATAGATCGTGAAAAATGGACTATGGGCAAGGTTATGAAGAAGGTGTAATTACTTTGAAACCCGAACGAAAACTTTGGCAAAAAGTTAAAAAATTTATGCCTGAAATATCGTTCACAAGGCTAGAAAATTTAAGTGGTTTTGGTACACCAGATCTATTGGCATATAACAAAAACCATACCTTTTTTACCGTTGAACTTAAAGTGACTAAAAGTAATTCGGTAAAGCTTTCTCCACATCAAATTAGCTTCCACGTGAAACATCCACACAATACTTTTATTCTAGTTTCTTCTGAAAGAGACTCGTCTCTCAAACTTTATGAAGGCTCCAGCATCCTGCAGCTCGCCGCTTGCGGCTTGAAGCTTGAAGCTTGCTGCTTGTCGCTTGAGGCTTGCTACGAAAAATTCCAGAGCTTGTAGCTTGACGCTTGCAGCTTGATGCTTGTGGCTTGGCGCCTGGGGCTTAGTTCTCTGTGGCCTAATAGCTCCGAACCGCCCCGGCATGTTAGTGTTTACCATATGCAACGTTGTGAACGTTGCGATCCCAGCATGCCCTGCAGCTCAAGCATTTGTTATCCTGCTCCGCTGCTGGGCATGTCTTGTTTTCAGTCACTACACTGGAGGTATAAGGCCAGAAAGTTGGCGGGTTACCGTCAACCTTAGTTGCTGAAATTCTTATAATTAAATTAGCTGGTACTTCTTCAGGGGTCACCTGTTGCATGATACCAGCTTCTCGCGTTGGTAACCAGTGATTAACATCTGGCGTGAGCTTACAAACTTTAAATATCTTCTTAAGGTGATCTAGTGATTGGATATCTCCTGAATCATGCCATCTGAACCATTTAGACTTGTGGCGTAGGATCTGTGCAGCCATTGCCTGGACCCATAATGGATGATCAATTGCTTTTAATCTTTTGTATTGCGCTGCCTGTACATTTTTAAATACATAACAACCCTTCAGAGCGTAGCAGCCGTGACAGACAGTGCCTGGAATCTTTGCAAGCTTGCTGCCTGTTTTACATTCCTTTGCAGGTATCCCGTAGCTCCAGCCTGGCATCTTGGAAGGCTTTGATAATGTGCCTGTTATTTGATCTAATTCTGTTACTTTCATTTTATCTCTTCAATAAGTATATCAACCTCTTCACTATCTACACTAAATATATCTAATACTTCATATTCTGTATCTTTTTCTGTAATTCCATTTTCTAAAAATTCCTCCCCTTTTGCTTCTCTATTGCCTTTTATAAATTTCTTATCTGATATTGTTATTTTAGCATTCATATCAAATTCTGTTAATTTATTTATTAATTCTTTTACTTTCATATATCCTATATAATCCCTTATTTAACTTTGTCAAGTGCTTGTCGCTTGCTGCTTGTAGCTTGCAGCTTGCGGCTTGGAGCTTGGAAGTGTTGCCCGGAATCGAACCGGGATAAGAGGTTTTGCAGGCCCCCGCGTAACCATTCCGCCACAACACTGTGGAGGACCCGCAGCGCTTTAAATGCGCCACAGGTCCATGTTATTTGTAAAATATTGCGTACCATAATGTAAATAGAATACACGCTAGAATAAAATCCGTAGCGTGTATTCCAAAGATTTCAATCATTACCAACTGCAATCGTAGGCGATGTCTTTACCAGCATTTAGCTGTTCTTTACACCAATCTATGAATTTTTTGTCTTGTTTTTTATATTCCGTAACCTGCTCTTCTTGGAACTGTTGTCCCCAGAAAAAACCATCGGAAGCAAAGTAATCATAATAATTGTTCTTATATGCCTCTTCCAAACGCTCAACCAACTCTTTTGTAATTTTTACACCACCTTGCCCACCATTAAAGCCAAGATGTTGTAAATCATTCATAGAGTTATTTTCTTTATCTGGTGAATGACTACCATTATTTTTATTTTGGTCTTTAAATTCTACAGCCATAAACTTTTGCAATCTTGCATGTTTACGCCAATAAAATTCTTCCTTAACTCTTCCTTCTTCATCTCTGAAGCCTGCGTATTGGTCTAGTCCCATATTATACCTTTCTGTTAGTTTATATCCTATATTATCCTACTATTATTACAATGTCAAGCCACTTGTTGCTTGTGGCTTGGTCCCTGGGACTCGCGTGTCCCAGGGGTTATTCTTAAACGATCGGATCCATTACACGTAACACGTGTAGCAGTATTGCTCTTTTATTTTAGTAATAACGCATTTGTTATTTAAAAAAATAATCCATAAGAATATATCCTATATAATCCTATTGACATTAAAGTCAAGGTATGAAATAAAATAATTCTAACTAACAATGAAAGAGGTATAAAATGACTAAAGCAAGACTAAATACTGATATAAGAAAAAAGATTGGTGGTTTAATCTTATCTCATTTTGAGAACGAGAAAACTACTGAACTTGAAAACTTTGTATCAGCAAAAGAGGATATTGATGTTGCTTACAATAGAGCATTTAAGTTAGCGACTACTATTGTGCAACGAGCATATCCAAAGAGTGATGTTGCAACCTTACAAGCATTTAAAAAAAAATATGGCAATGCGTGTGATGTTGTAGCTAAAGACAGTTGTTTTTATTTTGCTAATACCGAAATGAAAAAAAATAATTATAGTGATGATGATGTTGCAGAACATTTCAATTTCAAATTGGACGCAAGTATGAACGGACGATTTGACAGTATGGACTTTGGCATTGCATACTATCGTGATGAGTTAAAACAAAATGGTATCAATCCAGAAATAACAATCCAAAACAAAGCACAAGACAATCGTAGCAATCCACATTGGACACAAGAGGTGGATAAGATTAAAAAATTTCTTGGCTACAATAATGAGGACGGACTATATCAAGATTGGAAAAATAAATTTTCTCTTGATGTAATTGGTACAAGTTATTGCCGTTCAAGAACGATACCTTGTTTCAATAGTGAGTTTAACGAAATGAAAATGTTTAAACTTGCTAAAGAAAGTTTTGTTAATGCACATTACAATTGGGCTGAACATATTTTTAAAGATATGAGAGATGTTAATAATGCTCTTAAAGATTATAAATATGTAAAAGACGCAATTGATTTATGTGGTGCATTGGGTTTAAATGTTAATGAGAATGAACTGCAAAGAACTGTTGGGGTATCATTAACTATTTATCAACCTGAAAACTTGGCAAACCTTATTAAATCAAGACGAGCAAAACAAGATAACAGTAGTGTTATTGCTCAATTTAAAAAGGCAAGACAAGCACAAGTTGCATTAAATTAATTGTTTGACACATAGGGGATATTAATATAATATCCCCTATATAAACAAATCAGAAAGAGAGAGGTATAAGATGATTAACTTAAAAGTAGGAACTAAATTTAACATAACTTTTTTTGCTAAAAAGTATGGTAAGTTTATAACTCGTGCTGGTTTATGGACTGAAAAATCAGTTGAGAAATATTGCAAACATAACATAGAAAAACTTTTTACTTTCTATGATTTAGACGCTGAAAGATATACAACAGCAACAGGCGATATAACAATAGTTGAGAGAAAGGATAATTAAAATGAAACACATTTGTCAGGGACCAAAGTGTCATACATATGACACTCAATCAAGAGTGAGAGGAACCAAAGGGAATAAAGTTTTGCGAACTCGCAATGCAAGATATGATATATCAGACAGAACACATCCAAGATATGATTGGGTAAATAGTTGGGAATTTTATTTTTGCGATGAGCGCTGCATGCTTAATTGGCTTGATGTAAATATGACTCAATTAATAAACTTTGTTGGAATTAAAACTAAACCAAGTGAGAGCCCTGTAGATATAGTTAAAACAATTCATAAAGATTGGGCTGGACGCGATTACACGCGCACAACTATAAAGTTATTGAACAATACAATACAAGATGATACTGTAACTGCATAACTAAATGAAAGGTATAATATGACTAAACCACTACATGTAATAAACTGGCAAGGCAAAGAGTATAGAATACCCTTTGACTTAGATTTAAATCTAGATCCAAAAGAAAAACTAATTGATGTGCCTAATATGTACAGCGGTGTAACGGCTAGCCTACCTTGGTTCGCTGTTGCTGTGTATGATATGATTAAAGGTGCAGAGGTTACCGAAGATTATAATCTTATGCAGAAAGGTTTATCTTGGTTCTCTAAACATTTTCCTAAAGAATACATGACATTGCTAGACTGAGTCTAGCAGCTAGCCTCAAGCCACTCGAGACGAGTGGCTAGTGGCAAGAGGTCCCAAGTCACTTAACATTTACTTTTATTCTATAACAATCGATTTACTTAAATAAAAAGGGGTCCCTCAACTTAGCCGTGTATTGCTTGATTTAGACATTCATAAGGTGTAAATACTTTGAAGGTTCCAAAATTAATCCTAAAAAATTTTGCGAAAAATTTTTATGAACGACCTTATTGAGAAGTTAAATAGATTACCACCTGATATAAAGGAAGAATTTATAAAGGCTGGTTTACTTGCAAAAGAAAAACGTGGAATAGAAAAAGCACAATCTGATTTCATGACTTTTGTAAAACGTGTTTGGCCAGAATTTATTGAAGGTGAACATCATAAAAGAATTGCAGAAAAATTTAATGATTTGGCAAATGGTAGAATTAAAAGATTAATTATCAACATGCCACCTCGACATACAAAATCCGAGTTTGCTTCCTTCCTGCTTCCAGCTTGGATGATAGGACGTAAACCAGATTTAAAAATAATTCAAACAACACACACAACAGAACTTGCGGTACGATTTGGTCGTAAATCTAAAACATTAATGGATATGCCAGAGTACAAAGAAGTATTTTTAACTCGACTTAGAGAAGACAGTCAAGCCGCTGGTAAATGGGAAACAGAACAAGGTGGTGAATACTATGCAGCCGGTGTTGGTTCCGCTATTACCGGTCGAGGTGCAGATTTGTTAATTATCGATGACCCGCATTCTGAACAGGATGCAATGAATGCTGAAGCATTAGAACGCGCGTACGAGTGGTATACATCAGGACCTCGTCAGCGTTTGCAACCAGGAGGAGCTATTGTTCTTGTTATGACAAGATGGAATACAAAAGATTTAACAGGTAGCTTGCTTCGAGAATCGGGGAACATTAAATCTGATAGATGGGAACTTATAGAATTTCCGGCAATCCTTCCATCTGGTAAACCTGTATGGCCAGAGTTTTGGAAGTTAGAAGAATTAGAAGGAGTAAAAGCGTCTATTAGTTTACAAAAATGGAATGCACAATGGATGCAAAATCCAACATCAGAAGAAGGTGCAATTATAAAACGTGAATGGTGGAGAAAATGGGAAAAAGATTTTATACCACCATTACAACATGTCATACAAAGTTATGATACAGCTTTTATGAAAAAAGAAACTGCGGACTATTCAGCCATAACAACGTGGGGAGTTTTCTATAATAACGAAGACTCAGGACCTCAACTCATTTTGCTAGATGCTGTAAAAGATCGTTTTGAATTTCCTGAGCTTCGACGTGTAGCATATCAACAATATCAATATTGGCAACCGGAAACTGTGCTGGTTGAAGCAAAGGCTTCAGGACTGCCATTAACTTATGAATTGCGTAAAATGGGTATCCCTGTTATAAACTACACACCTTCAAAAGGTAATGATAAGCACACACGAGTAAACTCTGTTGCACCTTTATTTGAAGCAGGACAAATTTGGGCACCTGCTGATAAAGACTTTGCACAAGAAGTTATTGAAGAATGTGCTGCGTTTCCTTATGGAGACCATGACGATTTAGTGGATTCTATGACACAAGCCGTGATGCGTTTTAGACAAGGTGGCTTTGTAGATCACCCAGAAGATTACAAAGATGAACCTATAATCAGAAACAATAAAACTTATTACTAACTATGAAAAAATACGCTGACTTAATAAAAATTTTAGAAGAGCTTTTTGGTAAAGGCGCTGTTTCTAGAACTATTGGTACACGTACAAATGTAGTTAGATTTCCAAAAGGTAAACAAGGATTAGATCCTACAAAATCTGAATTTGATATTGAAGGAAGTTATGCAAAAAATCCTGACTTAGCACAGATCATTGAAAATTCTATTGAAGATAGAATGGGTGATATCACTCAAATGAATGATCAAGAATTATTAACTTATACTGCAAATGCTAGAAGACTTTTAAATTTTAAAAAACCACCTTCATTACCAGAAGCTGACATTGTAAAATTTGGAAGTGGAGAAGAGATTAAAGGAAAAGGATTAGAGACATTAATCGAGAAACAAGGAACAAGATTTCCCCCTACAACAGATATTGGTAGATTAGAAGCTGCAGGAAAAAGATTAGAAAAATTTGCAGAAGAAATGAGTCCTGAATTTCTTGCTAAACAAGAAGCTGAAAGAAGAGCTCTTCTTGCAAGACAATACGAAGGTAAAGGTTTTGCAGGTGGAGTATTTGGTCCAAGCGGAATGTATAGAGCTGTTGCTCGAGATTTTTTACTTGATCAAAATGCAAAAGGAAAAATTAAATTAAGTCCAGACACAATTAAAAATTTAGAAGATCGTAATTATATTTCTGGTGGTCAGCCATTAATGTACGCCGATCCAATTAGAATTATGCGTTACCATTATGGCGATGACATATTTGAAAAAATTCCATTAGATAAAATACCTACAGGCGCACGATCTGAAATTATAGATGTGATGTCTAAAGTAGAAGCACCACCAATTAGAACAGAAGCTCCTAAAACTCCTGGTGGATATTTAACACCTGGTGAATACAGAGCAAATATTGAAGAACTTAAAAAAATTGAAGAGTCAGTCAAAAGACGTGAATCTAGATTTGCAGATATGACTGAAGAAGAAATTCGAAATGAATTACAACAATATGGTAGTCAACGATCTGCATTTGAAACGGGACTTGAATCTGATTTTCCAGAAGAATACGCAAAATACAAAGGACCTAAAAAACCAGAGCCAGAAGGTAAAGCAGATGGTGGAAGAATTGGATTTAATAAAGGTAAAAAAGTTATGTCAGAAATTGACAAACTTATAGAACAATTAAATAAAAAAACTAAAGGTAAAAAATCTATGGAATCTGTTGATCCAAAAACTGGAGAAGTTACAGTTCCTAAAAAACCAATTAGACGAGCAGAAGAACCAACGGGTACAACTGTTATGGATCCTGAACCAGAGATTGTAGATGAAAAATCACTTCCAAAAATACAAGAAAAAATAAAAGTTAAAAAATACGATGATGATATTATTAAAGCTGCCGATAACATATATCCAAATTATGACGATCCAAAAATTGCAGCAGATCAAATTGTAGATTCTTATGCTCAAATGAAATTTGGATTGGAAGATCAATATGGTCTTTCTGGTAAACAACGTATGGATTTGTACACTCAAGCTTATGATTACGTTATGGATTACAATAGAGGAGCTATTGAAAAAACAACAGGTAAATCTATTAACATATCGGATGAAACTTTCGGTAAAGCTCTTACAGACTTTGCAAGAGAAAATGATCCTGAAGGATTTGCTAATGTTTCAAAATATGTAGATAGATTAAATGAATTATCAAATTTTAGAACTGGACA